ATCGGTCAGCATGTCTTTTGCCATTTTCAAGAGTTCGAGCCTTAGCTCGTAGGGTGTCATACTCATTTAATTCTCCTGTGTGTTTGTGTGTCCAGAATTACATCTGGTATTCTATTTAGTCCCAAAGTGCTTCGTAAACAAAAATTATTATAAATAGATGTAGGTCACGGTATCTCACTACCCACCTACTCTAATACTAAAGGACAGTATCAGCATGAATATATATACTATCTACAAATCCACCTGTAAAATTACAGGCAAATCGTATGTGGGTTTTGATTCAAACTGGCCTAATCGCCAAAAAGTACATAAGTCTGCTTCCAAAAAACAAGATTATAAATTTTATCGAGCCATCCGTAAATATGGTTGGGATAATTTTGAGTGGTCTATTCTATACCAATCAACTGACAAACAACACACACTAAAGGAAATGGAAAACCATTTTATTTGTGAGTATGATACATTTGATAACGGTTACAATTCCACCCTTGGTGGTGATGGTTGTTTTGGGTTAATTCTTTCGCCAGAAGCCAGAAAAAAAATAAGTGAATCAAACAAGATACCAAAACCACAAACAAAGGAACATATTAATCTCAGGATAAAAAATACAACATTCACCAGAAAGAAAAAAGATAATTATGGAATAACTGAAGAAACCAAATTAAAAATATCCAAAGCAAATAAGGGTATTCCTAAACCAATGTCAGAAGAACATATTAAAAATCTAAAATGTCATACAAATAATAGTACCAAAGTTTCATGTCCACATTGCAATAAAATAGGACAACTCACAAACATGAAACGATGGCACTTTGATAAATGTAAACTAATCCCACAAGGCCTCCAGGTATTTTCCGAATAACCGAAAACCATTTTCTTTGCGTTTTTGCCAAGCCTTTAGACCAACCCAATCTACCTTGAGTTTACTTTGATAGTTACTATCATTATCCCAAGGAAATTTATCATCACATTCTGAGTGGTCAAAAAATCTACCTTCGGCATCATCATCAGCTTTCTGCTCAAATGCCCAAATCATTTCATCAAGAATCCATTCCCAACGAGAATGAATATTTGGATAATCATCGTCATATGATTTATCTTCTTTGTAGAAATCAAAAACGAATTGTTCTTCATATTCTTGTGTGCCTGTTGTACGCAGGTGCTCTGGAACATCCTCAAGATCAACATGCGGTGAACCGTGTTTGGTTTCCCGAAGCTGCTTCAACATTGGTAGAATGATTGGTGATAAGGTGTTATCCATTGACCAAGTATCCCAATAATCAATCTTTATATAATCAATTTTTGGATGCACCTTGTCTAGGACTTTGCGTAGACCTTCACAGATTGGTTGTAGTCGGTCAGACCACTTATCAATCAAAGGTTCTTCATAATCAATCTCACGCCAGAAGAATACTTTCTCAAGAATGGTGTAAGGACTTAACCAATGGCTTCGGTATTTGTTCAAATAAACTTTCATAATATAATCCTTGAATTAGTGGTTGGTTAATTCTGTTACGAGGGAAACCAACCGAATACCCTAAGCAGTGTTTAAGCTGCTAATGCCCAATTTTCATCGTTAGCATTTATTGGTTTTTTACTTTTAACGTCTATCTGTGACGAGTTGCCGTCTCCACTATCTCAAGCTGTCGAATACTGAATACACCCCCACCTAAGAATACTGTTTGATACTCTTAGGTGGAGGTGGGCGGATTTGCACCGCCGTCCAACCTGCCTTCATTTTGAAGGGATTACAACCATATAACTATTATATATTACATTGCAGATTTTGTCAAGGGAGAATTAGACAAAAATTGTAATAGTTGAGTGCGATACATATGCCTTTGCCTAACGAAGATTTGTGGTTGTCCACCCTCAACAGCGATAGCAACTACTAAAATTTCAACAATTTTTTTTGTCAATTCTTCAAACATTTCGGCATATGCTGCACATTGTAGAAAATAATTCAAAATGTTTTCTTCCAATTTTTCTTTAGATGAAGTTTTGAAATCTATAATTGATATTTTTCCATCCCATTTCGCAATACAATCCACTCGCCCAGCAATTTTTAATTTGTCAGAATAAAGTGGCTGTTCAACTGCATATATCGTTCCAATATTTTTATCTAATTCGGGACGCAATTGAAAAAACAACTCTTTAATGTTTGGCATCATATTGCGAATTTTTAAATCACTCATTTCATTGAGCAAATATTTTTCACAGGCCAAATGCAAAGCTTCACCTCGCCGAGAAGCCTTACCAGAAATTTTATTAGCTTCTTCTTCACCAACTCGCTTACGCCATGCATCAATAGCTTCTTTGTTCATAGAACCAAGAACTGTTGTTACTGATGGATAAGCTTTACCTGAAGGTGTGTAATAAACACGACCAGATTCGGTAGTTTTTGCTTCCAATTCAAAATCTAATTCAGGCAATTTCTCATAAACAAAAGTCATTTATTATTCATTCTCTTTGTAATCCTATCAACATGTTTTTTGACAACTTCGGCTGACCTAGCTTCTTTGATAGATTTTTTACCATATCTATTTCCAACTTCACTACCGGGATGAGCTTCAGCAACCTTTGATAGAACTTCTTTAAATCCATCTGATAGCCTGTGCGAACCCATTCCTGCAACACTAGATACAATCATGGGCGACATAACAATTGACTGAATATTTGGATTTTCTTTCAGGAATTCTTCACGCTCAGAAATTTTCATAAACGATTCAAATACTTCATCGGTTTCTGTATCAATAAATCTATAAGTTGGCATGAGTGGAATCTTTTCTTTGTTTTAACATAGCAGACAACCATTCTGGTTGCTTTCTACCGTTTATTTTACCTGACCATGACCAAAGATGTTCTTTTTTGGTTACATAATATATATGATAAGATTTTAATGAATTACCCAATATCTTACATTCATCTGGCATAGCTGGTGTTGGTTCTGTAAATTTTCCAACAGGACATTTATCTGGAACTCTAGCCAAATCTGGTATTAACCTTGCTGTTGCATGAATTTTACCATAACGATATGTGAATTCTTTTTGCAATTCACACCACATATTATATAACCAAATATAATTTTCTCTACTCTGACGAAGCCAAATAGCTGAAGGATGATTCATCATTGTTGGTTTCATCAAGCGAGATTCACGATCATCAAGTAAACGCCATCGTTTAATATTTCTATTGTTTACTGTTTTACCAATATACATTTCACCATCAAGAACACGATGCGTAGTGGATAAAAGTTGAGCATATTCAATTACCATTTTACAAACGTGTTTATCTACATGCATTTCGGCACAGATTTTTGGGTTTGGGTCAAGATAAAAGATGTTCATTTTTCACTTGCGTATACTGGAGCCGATTCTGTAATCCAAGAATGTACCACAGTGTTTAAGTCTTGGTGAATCTCTTTATTTTGATCCTCATTGAAATGAGAATTGATGGTTGCATATAACTCAGTATAAGAATTTACGATTTCTGTGTAAATAGAATCCATAGAATTATTTAGGAACCAAAGACAATCTTCCACAGATTGGCCGTTACTATATTCTGCACCATTTGCAGCAACATTAATTAGCCCCTTGAAATGACCAATACGTTCAATTGCCTCATTAAGTGTATCTAATTTAAAACTTATATCATCGTTAATTCGCATTTTTATTCCTTAAAAATATTTGACCATTTTTTTAATTTAGTTAATTTCTTATCAGCTAAATTTTCTAAATTTGATAGGTCAATAACATCAAAATCGGATAATAATTTAATCATAGCCAATAAATCACCAACTTCTTCAGTTAATCTTTCACGATTATCAGCACCATTTTCTGGCCACTTTGAATCAAATCCAAAACGAAATATTTTACTTATAGCTTGAATCACTTCAGCACATTCTTCTTGCGCTATTAGCAAAACTTCTTTTTGTTTAGAATTCATTTCCTAGAGCTTAGCATTGAAGCGATGTATGCATTAATTAATTTATCTTTTATCATGTCGGGAATACTTAAAAATGGAAACTCCAATACAAAAGGACATGGAGTTTTCCATTTAGAATTCTTCAAGAAAAAAGCAAATTCCTTAATATCTTCTTTATTAGAAACATCAAAGTTTCTTTTATTTGAAGATGGATCTGGAAGTTTAAAGTGTTTTGAAATTTCCATATTACGCTTCAGTAATTTCAGTTACAACCATTTTTTCAACTTTAGGCAATTCTTCTGCTTTCAAATCTTCAAGTTTTTGAACAGGATTTTGTGTTGAGGTATTGAGAATACCGACACGCTTCATGTACTCTTTCATTTCAGCAATATTGATTAGCTGATAACCTACAACTTTACGACCGTCTTTTACAACCTTAATAGCACCATTAGCACTAGGGTTAGTTTTTATATGCCACATGTAAGTGGAAATTCTATACATCTGAATTTCTTTACCCAACAGAGTATCAATTTCTTCTCTAGTTACAACATTACCAGAAATCATCACGGTCAACAATTTCTGAAATGGCTTCAGTTTAACTTTTTTCACAGTAGCGGTTTTCGCCATAATATAAAACTCCAATTTAATTAATAAGAACAACCATCATAACACAATACTGCCTGAAAGTCAAGCAGTTTCTCGGCAATCATCGGTAGTATACCGTAAAACGATTGGCGAATTCTTTTAGGCAATCTTGCATACGCTGATTGCGAGGGCGGATATCTGAAAAACAGGTTCGTGGGCCACGATAGCGGATACGGAACTTCTCGCCTTTTTTATACAACAAAGCTTTCACTTCATCAAGATATTGAATAGGAACATTTTTATATTTTGCTAATTCCCTGTGTTGTTTATAATAAGAGGACATGGAATTATTTTCAAATGGCTTGAGATTCATATTATTCTCCAAAAATTCGTTCATTCATGGTTTTAACCTGCAATTCTTTTGCAGAATATTCAACCGGTATTTTTTGTCCGTGTTTCAAAACATAGGCAATATCAAATGAATACACCGAACCCATTTCGGTAAAGGTGCCTTCAATTTCAGCCATACGAATTGTACTGGATTTATTATCTAGAATTGTGCCGTACCAGCCATTACGCATTTGGATACGATCACCTTTTTTAATTTCTTTTGTCAACATATTAAGCCGCCATTTTCATCATAATTGTGGGAAATTTAGGAATCGGCATAAACTTGCTAAATGCCGATGGCCCGTTAGGAACATACTTCACAAAGCCGGAGGTATCTTTCTTAGCTTTGCCTTTTGCATACAGACCGACAACAACACCTTTTGGATCCAGGAAACGGAGGTCTGATTCGTCACCGTTAAATACGGGAGCACCCATGTAGAATTCAGGCATCGGCTCGGTTTTCTTGAGACCAAAAACCGTAGCTACATTGTATCCGTCAAACATAGCACAATCAACATCACGGTCATTGCCATCAGCTGCTGAAAATGTAAGCTGATAATTTTTGATATCTTTCACTTTACGACCAAGAATCTTGGTATAGTCATAAAATTGGATTTCAGGGAATGCCGCAAAAATGTTGGTGTAAGATTGTCCGTTACGGAGAACTTCATACTTTTCAAACGAAAGGTCGGAAGTGCCGTTCAAACGGAAAACAGGAATCAAATCTTTTTTGGCAGCTTGCTTGATTGCCAATTCTATATCTTTGACCAGCAAATTCATAAATGTAATACGATCTTCAAAGAATAATTTGGTTTTGCGAATACGAGCTTTTTGAATAGCATTTGTCGTTTCGCCTTTTTTGAACATACCGCCACGACCAGCAGTATTCAAGCAAGCTGCAGTACAACCAGCTGTTGCTTTGGGGCAAGTATTGTAACCTGATAAATCAGCAGGTGCTAAATGCAGGATATAAGTCAAATATCCAACTGATTGTCCCTTGAGGGTCTTGGGATTACCCGTAGATAGTAATTTCATAAGTCTCTTTAATCTCAATCAATATAACCATTATACATGAACCAAGGCATAAGTCAACGACTATTTGGCAGGTGTTGTAAAAAAACAACTATCTCCGCATTGAGGCCTGGTCTCTTGCTTCTTCGTCAGTAAATACAGGAACTGCATTGGACTTGTGGAGAGTACCTATCCCTTTCATTTTAGAACCTGTATATGTCAACCCTTGCACAGGTTTTGTGGCTACGCCTCCAGACGATCCTAGAGACGGATAGTTAGGTGTCGCACGACCGACTGGCACTAAAGATAAATTAGGTCGTTTAGTAGATACTAAAGATTTTTTAGACTTGGTAAAGTTAGTCTTAATACTATTAATTTCCTTAAGCCAATCATTATATTCAGCCATTTCTTTTTTGGTTTTACTTTTAATATACTTTTTTGGCGATTTGGTACTAGTATAAATCATAATGAATCCTTCACAGCCTCAACGTGCTTGCATTTACCACGATAACCAAAACCAATGCAAGTGCATGAAAAATAACGGTTATCCGTCACTTCTACAGTATAATCTCTGTCGTTTGAATTTACATTAAATAATTGGACATTTTTAGGAATAATACGTTTAGTATTATCCTGTTTTTCGTCTTTTATTAATTTTGATAATCCATCATGTTGGATTTTAATAAACTTCCGTCTGGCTTTATCAAAAGCCATTGGTGTTTTTAATTGATTAATAATAGTATCACCCTCTTTAATATAGGCGATTAACTTGCCAACTTTATTGAGCAAGTATGTATTATTAGGGACGTTATATTCGCAGTCCCAAACGGTGATTTCTTGTATAATTTCCATACTACCATTATACACTAATGATAGTGGATGTCAACCCTACTGTTGTATTAAAACAACACTACCCTTGGAGTAGTTGACTAGACTGGTTTTGTTCTCGCATATCTTCTTCAAAGGCCTGAAGCTTCAAACGATTCAATTCACGCTTCATTGATTCAAGGTCGCCAATGTTTTCAGAAATCTTTTGTTCCAAACTGGCAATTCTAAGCTCAATTTCTTTAACTAACATTTTTTTCCTCATCCTTTAGCATACGATAAGTTGCCTTATCTTTGTGTTTTTTGCGAAACTGTTTGAGTGTTTCCATGTCTTGATTTTTTTTAAATTTTACTTTTTGATTCTTGTTCGTTTTTGTACCGCCGGAAATCATTATACTTACCTATGTTATTAGAGGATCCGATCTGCAAGATTATAGTTAATCAATTCTTCAGAGGTCAACCATGCATCACTTGGCCCAAGAAGTTTTGATTTTATAGTACGAGAATCCAGACCGGAAGCATCCCGTACTATTTCAAGCATTTTACCACTACTCAATTCATGCTCTTTTGCAGCTGCTTTTATATCGTGGTATTTACCTTCCGACGAATCTGAGAATTGATGGCACATGATACCAGCATTTTTTGATATGATCCTATGATTTTTGGCACCAGATATGAATATCAAAAATGCAGCAGAAAATATTGAACCTATAGCTACAGTTGAAACAGGATATTTGCTTGCATTCATTACATCAATAAGAGCAAATGCATCATACAAGGAACCACCAAAACTATTGATATATAGGGTTAAAATTTTCCCATCTTCTTCAATCATGTTTTCATAAGCTATCCATTGTATTGCTTTTTTTACATTTTCTTCATCAATATCACCAACTAAAAAATGTGTATGATTCTCTAAAAACTTTAATTGTATCTTATCTTCAGCAGGAAGAAAATCTTCCATTGGATATTTACTTTTCATAGTAAAGCGTCTCTCTCAGACAGAATTGGGTTTTTAATTGGCCACCAAATATTTAAATCTGGACTATTCCAAGGCAATGTGAATTGCGTAGTAATATCATAATAAGCATCCAACTTATAACTGAATACTCCATAATCACTCATAACCAAATGGGCATTACCGAATTTAGGAGGAACTAAGACCTGCAATCTATTTTTATCCGAAATGGTTAAAGAAATCCATTTACGATATTGCGAAGATTCTGGATCATTGTTAACAACAACAAAATAGAAACTTCCGTATAAACAAGATATAAGTTTGGTTGTATGACCATCACCGTGAATTCCTCTAATGACATGTTGCCTTGATGTGCTAACGCTATCTAGAACAAAGTTTGTTTTTATTCCAGATTCTTTATAAATTTTTTCATTATATGATTCTGTATTTGTGCCTCTATAATCTTCATGTACAACGGGCGGTGTAATTACCAATACACCATCTAATGCTGTTTTTTCTATCTTAATCATCAAATCATCCTATAATTGAAATACCAGGCCCTATAATCACAGAATTCTTTTTCCATGGAAAATTACCAGAGTATTTCTTTTCGTTAACTTTATTACCATTATCAAAAAACTCTTTATTAACTGATTTTGGATTTCCATCTAATCTATAACACAAGCTGTGTGTGTTTGTACATGCAAACTTTGGAAAATTTTGTTTTAGGTTTGCAAAAAACTGCCTATCTGCACCCCATTGGCCATACCATGCATGACCTATACGAATAGCAACATCACGCTTAACTGCAAATGATGAAGTGTCAATGTGAAATGATTTATCATCAAAATAAATTGGCCATTTACCTAAAGACTCACAGTTATCATCGCAAAGGTAATTGCCATCCTTATCATAAATTTTTCTTAAAGAATAAGCCCAATCGTTACCTTCTTTAATTTTGTTTACTAACTTTTCAACATGATTTGAATCATACCAATTATCTTCATCAAGATAACAAATAATATCAGCATTAACAAGAAAGGAACAGGCAGCATAAACACGATGGCCGTACCAGCCTTTTCCCACATTTTCTTCTAATGTAATAGTCTTAACATTTCCATATCCTTCAATCATAGAAGAAGTTGTTGGAAAATATTCCAGTCCATCAACAAAAACATAGTGGGTTATATTTTGATATGTTTGGATGTTGACACTTGACAAACAATCTTTTAATTCTTTTTTACCAATTGTGGGAGTTACGACAGCTACTTTCATTATACACCAAGATGAGGATTTTTTTCTTGCCAATTTCTTAAAATTTCGGATGAAGAATTCATTTTATTTGAACCTCCAACTCCATACACAAATTCAACACCTAGAACTCCTGATTCTCTGTTGTTGAAACTATTTCTATCACCACCGTTTGCAAAAATTATTTCTTCATTAGGCCAAAAAACCTTTACTCGTTCCAATAAAGCAATAGCTGAATCATCATCATCATCAAATGACATAGTGAAATCAACATACTTAATACTTCCAATTATTAATGACCTTTCAGTCCAAGACATAAAAGCTTTGCCTTTTTTTCTTTCTAACCAAGAATCTGAATTTATGCCAACAATAAGTTTATCACCCAAAGCTTGTGCTGAACGGAAAAGTGCTATGTGTCCCGAATGTAACGGATCAAATCCACCTGAACAAACTACGATTTTCATACAGGAATATCAATATTAGGAAAAGATTCTTTTACAATCTTTGGTGTTAAATATTTAATGCCCAAATCTTTTTTGAACATCCTTACCATCAAATCGGCTTCATCTTTATGCAAAGCTTCCAAAATAACAACAAGCAATTGCTTTTGTTTTTTCTCTTTCAAATCGGCCGATCTTTGTGGATGATCTTTAATAAATCGGTAAAGTTTTGGAATTTCAGTATCTAGATATGCAAAGTTTAGCCCAGCGGGCTCAGTTGAAGGTCTATATGATGGAGGTTCAACATCAAACACATAATTGGGATTAAAAACTATTGTTAGAAAATCTTTGAATCTATGATCTGAATTTTTACGCAAGACCGCAATTCTTTCTTCTCTGGTTGTGGCTTTTTCAAAC